GGATATGTGCTTATGGCCATAGACGCCAACTGGTATCCTAAAGCCTCCAGGATAGTCGCAAGAGCCTCAAGACCTGCCTTGGCAAAAGACTTCCAACCTGCTTTCCCTTCAACAAGGTCTTCTCCGAATGTCTCAAATGAGGACAGCATTGTTGACAGGCCAGTATTCATCATGTCGGCCCAGAACTGTCCCTTTTCCGTCAAGACTTCAACACCGTCCTCGATGGTGGTCAACCCTTCAGACAGGTCAAAAAGATTCTCTATTCCTGTATCTGCACCAAGAGCCATGGCAGACAAAAACTTCTGCCATTTCGAAGGCTCTGGGGGCTGTGGAATGTCTTCTGGAGGAATAGTTCCTGGTTCTTCTGTCTTGGAAACTGTTTCGGCTGTCTTTTTGCTTTCAACTCCTTTGAGGTAATCAGGATCGGTTTTCCAGTCTCCTGAGTGAATCCAGTTGGACCATTCATCGAATGCTGCATTTGCAGACATGTAGTCCTGGATAAGCTTCATCGGGTCTTCATCGTAGAATCCCTCTGCTATGGCCTTTGCTATATTCTCTCCGAATGTCTTGTATTCTTCCTCGACCAAGGTCATCATCGAGTCCTCTGTGGCTCCATCTATGAAACCCTGGAGGACGTTTTCTCCTATTCCCATGAACATCGTGGAAGGAGAATGGATTCCGTATAGCTCCTTGACGTCTTCCGGAAGCTGGTTGAAAATCTCAAGATAATCCTCCATCTTCCAGTTGGCGTTAAGTCCCTCAATCAGACCTTCGTCTACAGCCTTTCCTACAAGCTCCATGAACTGTTTCATGTCAAGCACGATCTTCCCGGATGATTTCTGCACCATGTCCTTGACTGCTTTATCCGTCAGGTCTTCAAGGTCTACATCTAGGGAATCCGTTATTTCTTTGACTCTTCTGTTGTATTCGTCGAAAGCTTCTTTTGCTCCAACACCCAGCTCGTCCATGATTTTCATGATTTCATCCACTGTCTGCGTGCTGAGGTCTGCCAGGAAATCATAGTCCTGCATCAGGAATTCCCTGTCTATGATGTGAAGGGAATCTCCGCCTGTGAAAAAGTCCTGTATCTTGGCAAAGGCTCTTGTCCAATACCGCAAGGTGCTTTTCAGATTGTCTCCGCCAAGGAAATTGAGAGATACTCCGACAGAAAAGGCCAGAGCTCCCAACTCTGGATTATTGGTGAATCCCACAGCTATAAGGGCTGCCGTGAGACCGCTTGCCAGTTTTGTGGCCAAGGTTTTCCAGTCTCCCGATTCCATGGCTTCGTGGACTTCGAGGGCTATTGTCAACCCCAAGAGGGCAAGAGAGGCTCCTGAGATGCCTATTCCGTTGAGTCCTCCGAGAAGGCTTGTTTTCAACGATGTAAGGACTCCCTCTACAAGCTCTATCGCAAGCTTGATAGTGAGTGCATCCTTTCCAATTCTGAATAAAGCTCCGAAGAAATCTCCGCTGTTGATGTCATCTATAATCTGCTTGAGTTCATTGTCTACAACCTCTATTGCGAAATTGAGTGTCTTCTGAAGAACGTTTCCGTCTTCGGAAACTCCGAAGAATTTCTGAAGAGCCTTCTTGAATACGTCCCATGCGTCATAGATGATATTGGCCGTAATCTTGATTCCGTCTTTCAGCAAAGTGCTTCCTGTATTCAGGATTGTGTCCCAGTCTCCTGATCCAAGAGCCTTCTTGAAGGCTTCCCAGTCATCACTGAAAGATATACCGAACTGAAGCGAGAATTTCTCAAATTCCCTTTCAAGCCATGCCTTGAGAATTGACCCTGCTGTGTAAATCTTCTGGACTGAATGCACGAATCCCGGAGCTATGTCTTCGAACTTTTTGGCCAATTTCTCGGCAAGTTCCATAAGGTCGTCCAGGATTTTCTGGACACCCGGAGACATGGTTATTTTGACAGCAAGGTTCTTAAGGTCGTTCTTGGTCTTGTTCCATTTCTCGGCCCTTGTATCCATCATCTTTGAATAAGCCTGCTCTACAAGGTCCGTTTCACCTGCCATCTTTTCCAGGATGTCATTGAACTGCTCCGTGTCAGAAAGGAATAGGGCTGTGCGGCCTGCGAGTTCTGCTCCGAACAAATCAGACAGAGAGACGCCCAGCTCTTCCGAGTGCTCTGTCAGCGCCTTCAGGATATCCGAGATTGTATATCCATCTTCCATGAGACCTTTCAGACTTGTGGACGTCCAGCCCATTTTCTTTGAAACCTCTGCAAGTGTCTTCGAAGCCTTGGTTCCGTCTGATCCCAATTCTGAAATAAACCTGTTCAGGAAGGTGGTTGCATTGGCAGCGTTCATTCCCTGCTTGGTCATGAGAGCTATTGAAGCCGATACCTGCTCAAAGGACACCCCGTAGGCTGCTGCTGTCGGGGTGACGTGAGCCAGGGAGCTCCCCAGTTCGTTCACTGTGACAATACCCAGATTCTGGGTGGCCATCATGAGATTCTGCACCCTGTCAGTATCTTTCTCGACATCCATTCCGTAAGCATTGAGAACCTTAGCAGTAGCAGAAACAGTCGTGTCAACATCTGTAAAACCTGCCTTTGCCAGTTTTGCGCTCTTATCCAGGAATGTCAGGGATTCTCCCATGCCTTCCGAAGCATGGATTCCTGCAGACAGGGCTGTGTAGAGAGATTCTCCAAGCTTGGCCGCATCTGTGTTTGTATCAGAGGAAATCTTCCTGAGCTTCTCATACAGATTCCCCATATCCACATCTATATCACCGAAAAGGGTGCTCGCTTTTTTTACCGATGATTCAAGCTCGTTGGTTGCAGTAACCGCCTTTTTTGCCTCGTTGACGAACAAAGCCCCCAGACCGAGTTTTACAACAAAGGTCTTGAGGCCCTGAAGGGAAGACTCCGAGCTATTCAGAGCCTTCTTCAGATTGGTGTCATCTCCGTCAATCTGTATGTATACACGTCCGTCAGCGTTTGGCATGTTTGCTCCTTTGTCAGATGCTCAGGGCATTGAACTGCTCCTGAAGGTCTGCCTTCTTCTTTTCCGGACTCCTTGTGTCCTTGAGTTTCACGGCTTTCTTTGCTTCTCGGATAGCCGTTTTCCTCTCTGGGGAATCCTTGCTGTCTATCTTCATCGTTCTTACGTGGCGCTTCATCATGAACGAGTTTCCCTCTGTCGGAAGGTTGGAAAACAATTCCAGGAACTCCCACCAGTGAAGGTCGCATGTCTCGTCAAGCGAAAGGTGGTAGACTTGCCTGAAAGCGGCCATAATCGAGCCGGAATCCTGTCTGAAATCAAAGTCTGGTTTCTTTTGTGTCTTTTCCGAAGAATCGCTTGACGGCCCGTTTTTGAGGGCTGAGAGCTCTGACCATGATTTAACCTCCGGAGCTCCTGAAACGAATTTCATCATGGCCTTGTCCAGCTCTGATCCATCTGTCAGCCCGAATGTGTTTTTCACCGATTCATAGGACTGGCCAAAGAACAGTTTCTTGGCTGTATACATCGCTTTCTCGATGTCATCACAGTCCTCTTGAAGCTTCAGATGTATGGCTATGGCCACTGTTGCCCTTGTGTCTATTTTTCTGGTGACCTCGTTGATTGTGATACTGTCCGGGAGATGCTCTACAAGGAAACAGAATCCGTTACGCATCAGCGTTCCTCCTCTATTTCCTCGTCAATCTTCTTTTCTGTCTTCTCCAGGTCTTCCTGAATCACTTCAACCAGTTTTATCAGAAGTGCCTCGTATGTTCTTATGTCTATGAAGTTGTTTCCGATTTCTTCGTTCCATGCAGGGAAAATTCTTCCGAATTCTTCCGAGCAGAGCTTGCTGAGGTCAATCCCTTCGTTAAGGTATTCCTTCAGCTCTGAAATCTGAGACTTCAGCTTTTTTCCGTCTGTAGTCTTTGGCTTTTCTCTGAATTTTTCTCCTCTGGAAACATAATCAGATATGGTGTCCACAAGGTTCAGAATCGAAATCGTGACGTTCCTGTCCGAAGCATCGAACTTCAGGTCCAGTTCCTTTCCGTTGACTGACACTGGCAGAAATTTCTCTTTTGTCGGTGTAAGGTTAAGTCTTTCCATTGAATATCCTCCCAAGATACCAATGGCAGGGGTTGCCCCCTGCCGTGTTTTCATTTCTCAATCACTCAAGCAGCCGGAGTGAATGTTGCGTACTCCTCATCACTTACCGATGCCGGGGTGATGACTACAGTGCCCTTGACCGGATCTCCGTTGACGTGGATTGTTCCGTCAATGGCAACATCCTGACCGCCCTCAACTGACCCGTCGTTTCCGACATCAATCATGACGTCGTACTTCTTAGCAGGGTAGGTTGTGGTGTTGCTCTCCGTTGTGGGTTCGTAGAGGTTGACAATGAGAAGCTCTGTCTCGACATCCGATCCAGTCATCTCAGACAGGGTAAACAGAAAATCGTTTACCTTGTTGTCAAGCACCCTGTCTCCCGAATAAGAGAACTGCTTCTGGAGGCCGTTCTTGCGGCTTGTTCCGAAGCGGTCATTGATGTAGTGCTTTGTTGAAATCTGCCCGTTGTTTGCAGGTGTGAAATTGGTGATACCTTCACCCATCCTGTAGAACTTGGGAGATTCTATGGCACTTCCGTTCTTGGACTTTGTTACCTTGAGGTAAACGCCGACCTTTTCATTGGTAATGGTTTTGTTCTGTCCCATTTATTGCTCCTTGTATTTGAGGGAAACACTTATTCCGTACCTACAGTAAAGGTTCCCGTTCTGGCTTCTGATTGCAGGGGCCGTAGAAGACCCTTGCAAGACCCTTCTCAGCGAATTCTCCGATAGGGAGACATCCTTCATCCCTTCGAATATGAAACAGAGGGCTGTGAGACCGTTCACATAATCCTCTCTTCCTTCGATGGGACCCTGGACAAGGACATCGAATTCAATTCTGCATATCCTTTTTCCGTTGATGTATTCCTTTTCCGTGACAGGGGCGCTGGTCTGGATGATTGCACAGGACTTGCCCTCTGACTCAATAAAGTCTAGGACAGGCTCCGGAAGGTTCAGCTCGTCGCATTCACCTGCAAGCCATTCTCCGATCTCGAAAATCATAGGCGTCTCGTTTGCCATCAGATTTCTCCTTTCAAAGCCCTGTCAAAGGTTTCCTTGTAGTGCCTCATGTGCTTGGCCTTGCTTACTTCACCCCATCTGACACTTGCAAGGGGATGGGTGTCTGTCGTGATATTGCTCTCGTTGTTGTAGTACGCATAAGCCGCATAGGGCGTGTCATATATGACCAAGCCATCTCTGAACCTGCTCGCCGTCTTACTGCTTCTGCTCGTATCTCCAGACAGGTATCTCACATAGGGTTCTGTTAGCCTCTCAAACTCACTGGCAGTAGCTGCAACAGCACGTTTGCGGCCCTTCAGAACCTTTCTGTCTATGCCCGCTCTGTCGAACTCAACTTCACATTTCATGTCAGCACCATTTCAAAATGATGAAATCTCCCCTTGAATGACTGTCTCGTGATGTCTTTGATGACAAACCTTTCTGCAGGGGGTTCCGTGGAATCTGTCAGATCGCACAGAATGTCTCCCACCTTCAGGCCGTCCCATGTTCCCGACACTGGCGTTATCACGCTTTTCCCTGGATGGAAGAATAGGGTTGCAGTACTCTCATTGACAGCACCGCTTGCCCCTACAATCCATCCATGGCTTGGCTGTGCAAGTTTGACACCTGAAACCTTTGCCTTTACCCATCCTGAGCGGACAAGTAAACCATCCCCAGACGGACGGAAAACAGAATACTCCTCGGAAAGCGTACTCAGTAGCATGTCCTCATACTCCTTATGCTCCTGAGGTACCCGGCATTGAAAAGGATTCCCCAGGCCATGGAGGAAATATTCAGACCATTGAACCTTTTGCCGCCCTCGACATTTTCAGACCGCACAAAGGTTATGCTCTCGCTTTCGCCTCCTATCGAATAGGAACGTCCGGCAACCTCGCCTGATACCTTCTGCCATTCAGCAATTCCACCCAAAGTCTGGATATACTCAACCTGGTAGAGAACGGCACGTTTACATTCGTTGTCCGTTGCCCTGAATTTGCACCTGCAGAGCGTCTCAAGAAGCTCCTGAGATCGCTCCGCAATGATGTTGAAATCCGACTCAGAAAGAGGAATATTTGAAAAGGCCTGATATTCCTGATAGGTCACGATTGCCATTCATTCCACCTCATAAAGTCTTCGATCCGACTACTGTGACTTTCTGGCTTGCCACCTCAGAGGAAAGCATTCCGTCCTTGATGCCGATAACCTTGATAGTCACCTCGGATGTTGCCGGAGCTGCGATTGAATCGTCAGTCAGGGTCACCTTGGAGCTATAGGCTGAAGATGCCGATGTCGGGTCCGTTCCGTCTGTTGTGTAGTACAGGGAAGCTCCCGTTGTCGGGGTTGCAACCGTGAACTTGACGGAAGCGGTCTTGTCATCCTCGACTGTGATGACAGGGGTATCAACCGTCTCTGTGACATAGCTCTCGATGGTGTGGAGGTAAATTCCAATGTCCTTGAGAGGTCTGTCAAAGATGTCGTGATACAGCCTGTAGTTGAAAATCCAGCCGTCTGCATTCTGGTTGACCGACGGGTCAAAGATGCGGATGGGGTTGTGCTTGACAACAGGAATCACTGCGTCCTGATGAACGAGGATGAAGTTGATTCTTGCTCCCTCATTGATGAATCCGTTGTTGGTCTTCTGGAAGCCGACATAGAAGCGTCCCGGGATTGTCTCGACGATTCTTACGCCGTCGATATAATCAATGTCACGGTCAATGTTCTTGTCGTGGTTGGTGTACCTTCTGTTGGCACCTATAGCGTTCTTGAGGTGCTTATAGAATGCAGGAAGGCAGAACAGGATTCTTCCTTCCTTGGGAACCTCTGCGCTGTCAAAGGCGAGGCATGCTGCATCAAAAGCTGTCTCTGCTTCTGCATCCGAAGAAATTGTTCCGTATGCACGGTTTCCTGATCTGGCCAACTGTGCAATCTTGGCGAAACGATATGCGTCGACTTCCGGAGCAACCTTTGTTCTCTGGAACTCAGCCATGAGGTTTCCGCCGACAACGCCCATAGACTCGAAGTTGTCCATGCTGTCGAGCGTGAACTTTCTTCCTCTGTCCTGAGTGAGCTTTCTTGTCTCCCATGACAGGTTTACGCTTCCGTCTGGGTATCCACCGGACTTGCTGTAGTCTCCGAGACCGTCCATGTCCATGACAGGGAGCTTGATCTCGTTGGCTTCTGCGCCCTGGAATGTCCTCACGAGGTCCTGATTCTCGAGGATGGCTGTCAGGGAGTCCCTCTTCCATCTTTTCTGCAGGTTTGCCAAGTACAGTTTGGCAAGTTCAATCTGATTCATTCTTTTCTCCTGTTTTTAATTTCAGACACCCATTGCCGAGTTGATTCTTGCGGCAAGGGTTTCTCCCGGCGGATTCTGTGGACCGCCACCACCTCCGAAGTTAGGTTTGAAACCGCCATTCGGGTCGTCCTCTGCAAACAGGAAGCTGTTGTCCTTCTTGATTTGCGTCAACTGCTCCGTAAGACCGACTAGCTTTCCGTCTTCACCGAGGATAATCTTGGAATCATCAAGCAAAGCCCTTACAGACTTTGTGTTCCTTGATCCGGCTTTTTCTAGTGCTGATTCAATGGCAAAACCACGTTTGACTTCAGCGAGCTCCTTCTTGAAGTTCTCGCTTTCTGTCTTCTGCTGTGCCAGGAGAGACTCATATTTCCCCTTGAATTCCTCCGAGTCCTTGAGGGACTTGTTGGCATCTGCCAGAAGCTTGTCTGTGTCCGTCTTCTGCTTCTCGATAAGCTTGTACTTCTCGTTCAGCTCGTTGTAGACAGACTTCGGGATGTGTGTCTCCGGAAGCAGTTTGTTAAGCTCTTCTTCGAACTGCTCTGGTGTGAGCGTTGATTTTGCGTGTTTCTCCAGCAACTCCTTCAAACCTTTGATAGCCATGTATACCTCTTGCGGTTCTTTATACTGGTCGCCCCAGTGGTTGAGATAGCAGGGACTATGCCTTCCCTGCGTAGGCGATTCCAGTCTATTGAGTCTCTTGTGTGTTAAAAAGAAACGTCCGTTTTGGAATGTCCAGGAGGCCCTATATGGCCTCTTTGAATCTAAGACGTGTGAGATGATGGCTGTCTAAAAAGTCTGCGTATTCGCTTGATTTGGAGCGTATGCGGCCTCTTATTCTCTTGGCTTCGAGCAACCCTTCCTGAGTGCCGTTTGCTTCCATGGCCACGGCTTCACGTTTCATGTTCCTCAGGGTTCTTTCGTAATACCTCTGCCTCTGTTGAAGCTCATACTGCCTGTTGTTCTCTTCTTTGGAGACCTGGGATTCGTCACGCGGCATTCCCTCGTAGTACGGCCTGAATGAGTGCCGGCAGTTGATTCCTCCTAAGCCGTCAACCTGTCCGTACCCCGTGGCTTCAGCAAGTGTTCTGTAACCCTTGGTCTTTCCGTTGAGAGAGAATATCTGTCCCTGCCAGACTTCGTGTTCCGGTCTGGCTCCGAGATGCCATGAGGTCTCGACCAAATCCCATCCGAGTTCGTAACACCTTTCTTCTGTAAGCAACATCCCGGCCTGATTGATTGTGGTAACAAGGTCTCTGCGTATGGCTGCATCCAACGAACACCTTGAAAGTCTTCCGCTTGCGCTCTTGTAGTCGAGGACTATTCCTGATCCACCGAGTTCTCTACACGCATCCCTTACTGCTTCTTCTACCGAAGTGATGCCTGAGGATGTTTTTATATAAGCCCTGTTAATCGCTGTCCTATAAGCCTTGATGCTTGCCTGGAGAGCCTTTGTGTTTGTGAGGTTGAGGCCCTTTCTGGCGTTGGCCGTGGTCACCCTGAGAATCCTCTTGAAGGCTTCCGTCTTGGTGATGTCCGTTGCAGCAGAAGATGAAAGGGCCTTGAAAATGTTCTGGTCTGCAATTCCTGCAGAACGGAGAGCCTTTCTGATGAGACTCTCCACTTGCTTTGAGGCTGTCTTGCTTACTGTTGCAATTTCTGTTGTCAGTTCTTTATTCAGGGCGCCGATCTCACCAAGTTTGGACGTTTTCCAGGCATCTATACTCCTGATTTTCTGTCCATGTGAAATTCTGGCGGCAATGCTCCTGATGCATGAGGTTTCTATTTCCGAATAAATCTCCGTGATTTCTTCTGCAACTGCTTCAATTTGCCTTGGTGTCAGCATCTTCTCCGAGCCACCTGAATATCTTTTTGGTGCATTCGTCGCACCTGTGCCCACAATCCGATTTAGAGAACAGGGGACAAAGAGAAAGGAGCTTCATAGCCTTTTCTTTTCTGTCCATCTTGGAGAGCTCCTTTTCGTTGGTCATTTCTTTTCCTCGTCCTCGTTTTTCTTTTTCTTGGATTCTTCCTCTTCTTCCTCGTCTTCATTTCCTCTGAATCCGAAGAAGTCTGTTTCTGCAGGGGTTTCATCCTTTATCTGCTCAAGCTCCTGTTCTGCTTCTTCCTCGCTCATGTTCCTGAATTCCATGAGATAGGACTTCTTGGAACGAAGGCCGATCTGGACTTCATCCTTGGCGTTTTCCTTTTCGCTGTCCGAGTCTACAAGGATGGAATCTCCGTAAGCAATCGCAATGTCCATGTTGTCGCTGAAAGCAGGGCAGCCGTAGGCCATCTGCATGGTTCTGACACAATTAAACAATTCAGTCAGGGCAGGGGTAATCGTATTCTTCTGGACGTCCGTAATGGTTCCGAATGTCTTCTGATTTTTGGTTCTTATCTCTGTTGCCGTGACAGCGCCAGTGTTCTCGTCGAAGATGTATGCACCTGGGTCGACGTGAATGGCCATGCAGAACAAACTCAGGTGTGCCTTTATCATGGACACATATTCTGCCTGCCTGATCTCCGGGCTGTAGACGTCCATGAACTTGTTGGTGACTCTTCCTTCTGCGTTCATTACCTGGAACAGTTTCTTGTCCCTCTTGCTGAGCTTGGTTCTCAGGTATCCTTCTCCGTCTCTCTCGGATTCCATCATGTCTGCATCTACAAACACCTTTCTTTCGGAAGAATCACGTTCCCAAATGAGGGCATTCCAACATCTGTCAATCTCTTCCAAATGCGGGAGTCCGTCTTTGAACAGGGAAACTCCCGTCTTGTTGTTGGGGGACTTGTTGTTGGCAAACGGATTCTTCGCATAGACAAAGAGGGGGGTATTCTGGCCTATGTCCAATACCGCATGGGGGGTTATGTTTGCCCATTCCTGAACTTCCGTAAGCTCTATTTCCTTTCCGAGCTCTGTAGATGAATCAGACTTGAAGCACTTGACTGTAATGTCTTCCATTCCCCTGATACCATCGTTCTTGTAGGTCCATTTGTGGTATTCCAGCTTGTTGTAGTATTCATCCCTGTTGTCGCTCGATCTTACAATCTGGTCAATGAAGATTCCCGAGACACATTTTCTGCCAGCCCATTCTACAGGAATGAACCTGTCTGCAGTATACCACGACAGGGTGATTCTCTTGAGATTGGCGTCATAGTACGGCCTTATGATGAAAGCTCCTCCGGCAAGACCATACTCAACCTGTTCTCTTATAGCCGAAATCACTTCGTCCTGAACAAAGGTGTCAAACAGCTCGTCGTCTCCGTTCTTGTTAAGGGTGATTGCAAGCTCACTTACTGCTTTCTGGGCAAGGTCGTTACATACAGTGGATGCAACCGAAAGGGTTGAGGGAACATTCTTGTCTCCTTCGCCGCACCAAGAAGGGCTTCCCTGATAGACGTCCATCCATTCCTGAATGAGGCTCTCCATGTCCGATGAAACGGCAAGCTTGACGTTGAAAGCGTTCTCAATTTTGCTAGTGTCAACAAATCTGTTCATAAACCATTCCTTTATCCGTCTGAATGGGTTCATAGCCCTCATGCTCCTTGATTCTTAATCTTATCGTAGCTTGTGAATATGACTCCATATAGTTTCGTTTTGGGTTTCACTATGGTGTTGCAGAAATACCGCATCTCGTCCATGTTGTGGTCAAACTGCTTGATGACAATATCCTCGCCACGTTCACGGCTTTTCTCTGTGTCCCAACTGTAGGCGTACAGCTCTTCTCTTGTGCTTTTGCAGCAGTCACAAATCTTCAGCTTCTCCTGTCTGAACAACGTGTTTGTGAAGCTGATACCTGGAAGAACCTCATTGTCCGCATCTCTGACACGTAGCCTTTTCCCTTTCTGAATC